ACCTAGTGGATACGAAGCCATGGTATTGGTGGCTTAGAACGCCTTATGCTTCCAACTCCAACAACGTCCGCAGTGTCAACTCCGATGGTTCATTGAGCGACGACGGCGCTTTCTATGGCAACAATGGGGTTCGCCCGCTTTGTAATCTTCAATCTACAATCTTGGTATCTGATACGGTTGATGCAGATGGAGCATACACAGTTATTTGGAACAGACCACCAAGCGCCCCTACTGAAATTACAGTGCCAGAAATAATATACAGCAATCAGACAACACAAATTGGCTGGAGTGCGGTTACAGATCCAGACGGCGACAGCGTGAGTTATAAGCTGGAGCGATCCGTAAACGGTGGAAGTTGGACACAAGTATACAGTGGAGCTAATACAACTTTTACGGACACAATAACAACCGCAATGAACACATTACAATACAGGGTTAAGGCGGTTGACAGCTTCAACAACGAAAGCAGTTACACCACAAGCGCAACGAGGGCAGTTATTCACAATTTACCGCCAGCGATTAGCGGAGTTGATGGAAACTTGGGGGTTAAAACGGACGCATTCAACTATCAGTACACCGTTACAGATCCAGAGAGCAACGGCGTAACGATTCAAGAAAAAATAAACGGCGTTTTAACAAAGACTTACAACGCAACGCTGGGAACGGCAGTAAATATGGAAGTGAAGGGCGTTAACTGGGTGAAGTTGGCGCAAGGAAGCCACACGCTAAGCATTACAGCAACGGACACATACGGCGGAAGCGTCACTAGAACAATGACGTTTACAAAACAAGTAGACAGGTTGCTAGTTGAACTTACAACACCGCTTGAGGCTACGGCAATGCCGACACGAATTAACATTGATGCAGTTGCACAAGTGCCAGCGGGCGCAGAATTTAGCGTTATGGTTTGCAACAATGCCAACGATCCTTCCCCAGCATGGGAAGATGCAACAGAAGCAGTATTGGCGCACTTGGCTCATGTATTCACAAATAAAATGAAACAGGCTACTAACTGGGGAGTTAACATCAGAGTCAGCGTTATTAGGAGTGAAGCTTTAGGAGATTGCTATATTACAGGAATAGGGGGGAACTTTGAATAATGAGCGTAATTCATAAAAAAGACCAACCAGACAAAGTAACAGAACTACAAAAGGAGCTGGAGGGCGTTAAAGAAAGCCAGCTACAAAAAGAAGAAGAACTAACAATGCTCAAAGGAAAAAACGAAGCCTTAGAAATGCAGTTAACAGATACCCAATTAGCACTAGTTGAGATCTACGAAAGCGTGGTGAGGTAAAATGGCTAAGATTTACGCAGATCTAATTAGAAAAGGACTAAAAACAATCGAGGACGTGCCAGAAAAATTAAGGGCAGACGTTCAGAAACTATTAGACGGTGGGGACAATGCTTAGCATCGTTCTCTTTTTTATGAGAAAGGAGGCGGAAGCCATGGCGGTAATTTATGCAACGCTGATAATCAAAGGGAAAAAGAAGTTTAGCGAAGTACCAGAAAAAATAAAAGAGCAAGTAAGACAAGTTCTTATAGATCTTGAATGCGAAGAATTAACACAAGAATAAAAAGACATCTAAGAGGAGGAAAGCGGGTGGTTAAAATTGGGTGAAATTTGTCAAGTACATGAAATGACGCTAAAAAACTTTGAGCAATTTCAAGAAAATCAAAAAGAGATCGTGACATCAATAGCGAATTTGCGTGAGCGCATAGTTGAGGCTGAACAATCAACAAGATCCGCACACCATAGATTAAACAGCCAAGAGGAGCAGACAAAGGCAATTATAAAAATGTCCTCTAGCGTAGAATACATGGCAAGGCAAGTTGAGGATATGGTAGGAATTTTAAAGGAACATGACGGAAGATTAGACAAGCTGGAGAAAGCCCCAGGGGATACAATGATTTCGTATTGGAAGTTGTTTATAGGCGCACTAGTAACAGGAGGTGCGGGCATCATAGTAGGGCTGGTAGTGAAAGGCGGGTTTTGATGAATGGATAAAAAAAGATTTTCAAAACTCATAGTTGCGGCAGTGGTGACATTAAACACGATATTCACCATTGCCGTTTTGTATGTATTCCTAAAAGTAGGAAGCGAGCCAATAACCTTAATCGGTTGTTGGTTTGCTTTCACTACAGGCGAATTATGGATGCTTTCGAGCATCAAAAAAAGCAAAGTAAACAAAAAGGACGGTGCAGAAAATGAACAAAATTAACTGGAAACAAAAGCTAACTAGCAGAAAGTTTTGGGCGGCAATTACAGGCTTTACAACATCAATCCTAGTTGTATTCAATGTAAACAACCTAACTATCGAGCAAGTAGTATCGGTTATTTCGGCTTGTTCGGTACTGATTGCGTATATCATAGGTGAAGGACTAGTAGATAGTTCAAGAAAAGCACCAACGGACGAAGGAGGCGAAAAGTAATGAAGGTTATTCAAAACCTAGTGCCTCAATCGAAGTATAGCGTAAAATGCCCGCACGAGATGGAAGCGGAATTTATTGTAGTTCATAATACCGCAAACGATGCAAGCGCCGCCAATGAAATAAAATATATGACAGGAAACAATAACCAAGTATCATACCATTACGCCGTTGACGATACGCAGATCATACAAGGCATACCAGAAAACAGAAACACTTGGAACGCTGGGGACGGCGGAAGCGGAAAAGGAAATAAAAAAGGGCTATCAATAGAAATTTGTTACTCTAAAACAGGAGGCGCAAAGTTTATTGAAGCGGAGAAGCTTGCGGCAAAGTTTATTGCATCGAAGCTCAAAGAAAAGGGATGGAAAGTAGACAAAGTAACAAAGCATCAAGATTATAGCGGCAAGTATTGCCCACATCGCACGTTAGATATGGGGTGGGTGCGCTTCTTGAACATGGTAAAAGCAGAGCTTGACGCTATAACAAAGCCGACAACAAGCAATCAAGGAAGAACGCACACCGTAGCAAAAGGCGAAAGCCTATGGATCATAGCCGCAAAACTCTTGAAAGACGGAAGCAGATACAAAGAAATTAGAGAGCTTAACGGCTTGAAGTCAGACACAGTACAAGTAGGGCAAGTACTAAAGATCCCAGCGAAGTAACTCAAGCGCTCTCACGCTATTAAATTTTAATGAGTTGTGGTAAAATATAGCGATGAAATTTTAAAAAGTGAGAGGTAATCAAGAATGAATAACGATAATGAAAAAGTAGATATATCACTAAGTAGCGAAGAATTTAAGAAGAAACACGGGCGACCAAAAACCATATCCTTCTTCACTTTAGGTTGTCCGAAAGTAAACTAAAATATGATTGCGACTAAGCGTTGAAAACAAAGGCTTAGACTAGATGGCAAAAAGACTACTTAACTTAGGTTAGGTAGTCTTTTTTTCTTGCAGAAAATATCTAATTGCAGTTGAATTGCCTTTTTTCTCTAAAATACCTCTATCCATAAATTCAACGATAATAGACAGGGCACTAGTTCTTGTCATGCCAGTTAAGCGCTCAACATCAACTCTTGTTACAGAGCCATGCTCGTTTAGGTAATCAATCAAGATAGGTTCAAAGGATCTATATAAAAACTTCTCCTTAGTCTTAATGCGCTGATCCTCAATAGGTTTATAAATAAAGTTATGAGTTATGCCGTTGCGGAAGGTAATAGACATTATTTTTTTATCGTGCACAACTATTTTATCAATGACAGTATGCACAAACTCTCTAATCAATTCCTTATCAACAACCTCAAGGAACTCTCTAAAGTCAATATCACGTTTGTTTGAAAGCTCTCTAGTGATTAGGAAGTTACTTGCCTTGTTTAAAAACGAAGTGTCGGTAGTTAGTTTCAAATCAGCCATAGATTGATGAAGAGTTGAGATGCTACCGTTAATGCGTTCAATGTGATGCGCTATATCACGCTTCTTAAATAAAAAATCCTTTTCGCTCATCGCTTCATCGGAGTATAAAAACAGATCCTCAAGACGTGATAGTGCCTTTTCATATTTCTGCTTTTCTTTAGTCAAGTTCTCAAGCTCTAAACTAGATCCGTTCTCTTGCTCTGGAGTTTCAAAAGATCCAGATTGAAAACCAACAGCAAATGCCACGTAAGTTTCTTCTAAACCCTTTTTATCTATCCCAACAATATCAACAAAAGCGCCGCCACGAAGCAAAATGCGTTCAATATCCCTTAAAGAGTGCTTTTGAGTGATAATATTTTGAAGATTTATGAAATTGGAAACGTAATTAAGAATAAACGGAAGTAGCGTTATATCGCTAATAAAGTTGTTGCAACTATCAATATTAAAAGCTTGCTGGTTTGTGTAGCAAGTATACCTAGAGGGACGGTATCCGTCTTTCCTTGGGGCATCCAGTCCAGCCGTAAAACTAGATCCGCACTTGCCGCAATAAAGTAGCCTTGCGAAGATATGAACATTACTATAAGACCGTTGCGTTTTATAAGTACCGTTGTAATTCGAGGTGAGCATATTGTTAACCCTATTAAACTGTTCGAGTTCGATAATGGCGGGGTGGTTATCCTCAACAACAACCCATTCGCTTTCATTCTTCCAGCGCCGCTTGCCACCAGTTTTAACATTATAGCGGTAAGTACCAACATAGAAAGGATTGTGAAGGATATCGCCAACGGTTTTAGCCGTCCATTTACCACCACGTTTTGTACGCACTTCCTCTTTATTGAGCTGGTGAGCAACCTTAAAACTAGAAGAAAGCTTCTCATATAGGTTATAAACATACTGGACGGTGCGGGCTTCCTCTTCATGCACTACAGGAAACTTAGTATCATCAGACCAAGCAAAACCAAGAGGGACGGTTGCGCCATTCCACAAGCCTTTTTCGGCTCTGGAAAGCATAATAGAAAAAACACGCTCACCAGTCAATTTACGCTCAAGCTCTGCAAAAACAAGGATGATTTTTAACATTGCTTCACCCATGGCAGAAGAGGTATCAAATTGCTCATTTTTAGAGATAAAAGTAATGCCGCACTCTCTTATTTCGTCATACATTTCGGTGAAGTCTTTTAGATTACGTGAGATCCTATCAATTTTCCATACAAGCATATGCGTAAACTCTTTATTGCGTATGCGTGACATCATTTCTTGGTACTTAGGGCGATCCGTATTTTTAGCGGAATACCCAGCATCCTCAAACATTTCAAAATCATCTATCCCCAAAACGTACTTGGAGTAGTTTATAAGTTCTTGCCGCTGAAACGGCAAAGAGTCTTTATCTATCTGGTGAGCGGTACTAACCCGCACGTATAAAGCGCACTTTTTCAAGCGGAAACCTCCTTTATTGCAAAAATAAAACCCCATAAGGACATGAGGTTAATGCGGCGGCGCATTGGATCTATAGACGCTTCTAAACCTTCCATCTATGCCCGCAGTTTTGGCAAACAGCCTCGGTATGAACTTTTGATTTAGTCTTGCTATTTGTAAGTAGCGGGATAATCAAAATCAAACCCAGAGTACAAACGGCTAACAAGATCCAGATACACCAGCCTAAACAACCTCTATGCTTTGTTTTTACGGTTGTTATCGCTTGAGTTACCACGTTTTCACTTTGACATTTAGGACAAACCATAATTTGAACCCTCCTTGTAATTTTAATTTTTATTTCAACCTAAATTTTCTCTTTGCTTTGGTAAAGCTGGTGATGTTATCCCTTTTTTCTCCGCCTCAAGTTCTAGGCGGTAGTTCTCCAACTCCTTTTCTATTTCGTCCTCCTCTTCATCTTCATCAGACAAAGCCGCAGACAATGAGCGGGCATATTCTTTTATTGCTTTTCGGTTGGCGGGTGACAACTTCAAGTAACTTTCAATAATCAAAGCGTCCGTATGATCTAGCTTATATTCGTTTGAAAGTTGCTCTAAAATTGTTCGATCGTTTTCGACAAACATCGAGCCAGTACCGTTAATTAACCAAGCCTCATTAATATTAAATTTAGCACAAATGAGTTTAACCATTGAATCGGTAGTGTTATAAGTGCCTAACTCCATTCTGCTAATTGCGGCTTTCGTTACGCCTACCTTCTCTCCGAATTTTTCTTGGCTTAGATCAAGAGCCTTTCTTATTTCCTTTATATGTTCATTCAAGTTAAATCACCTCCTAAAAAGATAATAGCAATAAAAGTTACGTATGTCAACAAAAAATAGTTGACAAAGTAAATTTACGTAACTATAATGTAAACATAGGTAACACACAAAAGAAAGGAGGTGCAACCATGGACGCTAAATTACAAGAGAAGAAAGTTGACGCAAAAGACTTTACAGAAGCTCTTAGCAAATTGCAAGAAGATCAAAAGCAAAAACTACTATATATGATCGAAGGCATATTGCTTATCAACGAGCAAGAAAAAAAGTCAGCATAAACAATATAAATGAAAGAAGGTGAACCCATTGGAATTTGAAAAAATCAAAGGGTACAAAGAGCTTCCAGAAGCGCACAAAACATTCTTTCAACAAATGTTCAAAAGGCATCAAGCTTGTTTAGGCAGTGAAGCTAAAATAGCGTTTACGCCAGTTAGAGTAAAGCTTGAAAAAGGATACTTGAAAGTGACTTTTAAGAATGGTGAGTGGCTTCGTTACTCACAAAACGGGACATGGTACTAAAAAGCATATAGAAAGAAGGTGAGCCAGTTGGACAACCCAAAGATAGAAAAGGTATGGAAGGCGCTTGCAAAATACGGCATTCATAGCGAAAAAGAGTTGGAAGAGGCGTTAAAGAAAACGAAGCCGCTAGATATTAGTTGCATGGTATCGCCTCTTAAAACGCAAGTAGAAGGAGGTACAAAGTAATATATGCAGAACGAAGCGGCAGAGGACATAAACAAAGCTATAGAGCGTGAGAGAGAAGCGTTATACAGGCTTATAGAGCTTGGGGCTTCTTTAGAGGAAATACAAAGTCAATCGGAAGCACTGGACAAGCAAATAGTTAATTACTACCGCCCTTGCGTATGAGGTTTTAATAACTGCTATTGCAGGGGCTTTTATTCAAGGAGGTGTAGGGATTGACTAACGAGGAGCTAAAGGAAGCTTTTTTATCGGGGCAACCAGTAGAGAGCGGCGGCATTGTTTATAGTTGCATTTCCGCTATTATCTACCGCAAAGACAAAAGCGGCATATATGTAACGGCGGAGCTATTAGACAAATGCGGGCATAGCGTTTCTATCGCAGAGCCAGCAAGGATCAGAATGCCAGAAGCATAAAAGAGAGGAGGACAAGCCTTGTTAAGTGGACGAGTTGAAGTTGAAGTAAGCCCAGAGCTTATAGAAGAGGTACAGAGGAAAAACGGTAAGGCGTTCTTATTTGCTACCTGTAAGGAATGCGGCAAGCAATGGAACATAAGCAGGCTTCAAAAAGTGCCAGAGAGCGGCTATATTTGCCCTCATTGCAGGAGTAAAGCCCAGCAGAAGCGGCAGGAGATAACGAAGAGGGTTACATATACGGCGTTGAAATATGTACTCTTGGCGGTTTTAGGGGTTCTGCTATACCTACATACAGCGGAAGCGGCAGAGATCCAGAGAGGTTATAAAGCTTACGGCGGCGAGTGTGTATTTCTGCTTCTCCCTCTCTGGTGGTTCTTTATAGAAGTAACCGTAAAAAACACAGAAGCGGCATTAAGAAGCGAGGAGGTTAAGCCTAATGTTTGAATTTATGAAGGGTGCATTTTACTTCATGTGCGGCGTAGGGTGCATCTATGTTGCGGTGGTACTGGTGACAGCTACAGTAAAGAGCATTAAGGAAGCGGCAAGGGGGCGTAAGCAATGAGCGATCAAGTGAAAACGGCAATACCTACAGGAATGTTGATAGACACAAAAGACATTGAAGCGGCTGGAGAAGCTTTAGGCGTTATGTGTGCCGCATTTATGAAAGGCTTTGCGAAGGGCTTTGAAGCTATACAGGAGCTTTATAAGGAGCAGGAAGCTAAGAACACAACCGCAGGCACAGAAGAGGAAGCGAAAACGCCAAAGCGTTGTTTAGAATGCTGGTGTAATGAGTGTGCGGAGTTTGAGGATTGCATAGTAGAAAAAGAGGGTTACGATCCAGCTTCTAAGCCTTGTCCTTGCGATGGTTGTAAAAAGGGTATGCGGTACATGCCAAAGGAAAAGCCGCCTTGTGAGAAATTCAAGCCAGTAGGAGAGCCAACAGATGAATAAAAAGGCAAAGAAAAACGCCTTGCAAACTCTGAAACAGTTGTGCAAGGCGTAACCTTAATTGACTTTTTGCTAAATAAACCTTGCCTATATTATAACATAAGAAACGGCGAAAAGTCAAGAAAACTCAACGCTTGACGGCGTTTTTCGGGCTTGTAATAGGTATTATCTCAACAACCGCAAGAGAGCATATACCACATTTACCCAGCCAGAAAGGAAGGATCATTCTTTGACTATGTAAAGGGGGTTAAATAAGTGCCGTATAGTAGCAGTTATAGTATAGACAATTATGAGGAGCTTTATACAATCCAATATGAAGATAACAGAGAAGAGCGAATAGAAGCTCTTAGAAATAAGGACATTAAAAAATATAGAGTTAAGACCATTAAAAGCGGTGAAATGCTGGAGTGTGAAATTTACCCTATATGGAAAACGAGCAAGAGGGATAACAGGGGAGAGAAAAAGAAGCCCAGCAAGGAAGCACAAAAAAGCCTTAATGAAAAAAACACTAAGAAAAATATTATTAGGCTGGTTAATACGAATTTTGACAGTGAGAATATATGGGCTACTTTTACTTATGATAAAGAGCATTTGCCAGAAGATCCAGAACAGGCAAAAAAGGACATGCAGAATTATATTAGACGGCTAAACAGGCATGTTAAGAAAAATGGTCTTCCAGCCCTCAAATATATTTATATTACAGAGTATGAAGAGGACGAGAAGAAAGGCAAGAAGAGAGTACACCATCATATCATAATGAATTTTCGGGATAGAGATACAGCGGAGGAAATTTGGGATAAGGGCGGGAGGACAAACGCAAGAAGGTTACAGCCCGATGACTATGGGTTAGAGGGGTTGGCAAGGTACATAACCAAAGATCCGAAAAGCTCTAAAAGGTACACAACGAGCAGGAATTTAGAAAAGCCCAAAATTACCGTAGCTGATAGCAAGATGACTAAGAGGAAGGCGGAGAAGATAGCAAGCGATCCCAATTTAGCAAGCGACATTTTCCAGAAGCTATATGAGGGCTACACGTTCAAGGACATTGATATAAAGTATAGCGATTTTGTGAGCGGGGCTTACCTGTATGTAAGAATGCGGCAGAGGGATAGACCAACAAAGGTAAAAAGGGAGGTGAGGGCTTGAAAATAGGATTAATAGACGTTGATGGACACAATTTCCCTAACTTACCTATTATGAAGATCTCACAATATCACAAAAGCAGAGGAGATAGCGTTAATTGGTGGATAGCTTTAGAACACTATGACATTGTTTATAAAAGCAAGGTGTTTGATTTTACGCCAGACATTCAATACATGCCTTTTGCGGATCGGATAGTAGAAGGCGGAACAGCATACGGACTTGATAACAAGCTACCAGACGAAATAGAAAACATTATGCCAGACTATTCAATTTACAACAGGAATAACGAAGCATACGGATTTTTAACAAGAGGATGCCCCAGACAATGTAAGTTTTGCATTGTGTCAAAAAAAGAGGGTTGCAAATCAGTTAAAGTAGCAGATTTAGAAGAGTTCTGGAGCGGACAAAAGCATATTAAGCTACTTGATCCTAATTTGATTGCTTGTAAAGAAAGGGAGCGGCTTTTAGAACAACTTATAAAATCGGGTGCGTGGATTGATTTTACACAGGGCTTAGATATTCGGCTAATGAATGAAGATATATGCGGGCTATTGCTAAAACTCAAAATTAAAAATATTCATTTTGCTTGGGATAATGCAAAAGAGGATCTAACAGAGAAGTTTATACAGTTCAAGGAGCAAAGCAAGATAGACTACAGGAAATTAGGCGTTTATGTGTTATCGAACTTTGATAGCACGCATGAAGAGGACTTATACAGAGTTCAAGCACTTAGAAAAATTGGGTACTCTCCATACTTAATGATTTATGACAAACAGAACGCATCAAGGCGAACGAGAATGCTTCAAAGATGGGTTAACAACAAAAGGATATTTAAAACTATTGAAAAGTTTGAGGATTACGATCCAAAAAGAGGTTAGAAGGAGGGTTCAAACATGTTTACAAATATTTTTGACACAGAGAAGAAATACCAGATTATTTACGCCGATCCGCCTTGGAGCTACAACGATAAGAAGTGTAAAGGAGCTTGCGAAAATCATTACTCCACAATGAATATAAAAGACATTTGCAAATTGCCAGTAAAGGACATTGCGGACGATGATTGTGTATTATTCCTCTGGGCTACCTATCCAATGTTAAGGGAAGCTTTAGACCTTATGGAAGCATGGGGATTTACTTATAAGTCGATCGGCTTCCAGTGGGTAAAGCAGAACAGGAGCGGCAAGGGCTTCTTTTTCGGGCTTGGAAGGTGGACAAGGGGAAATAGTGAATGTTGCTTAATCGGCGTTAAGGGCAAGCCAAAGCGAGAGAG